AGCAGCCAGAGTTGACAGGAATGTCTTCAAATGGTTCAGAGACTCACAGCAGTTCCAGAACGGAATTGGCCTGGGATACCAAAAATACTCTTGAAATTTTTATGGAATCGGTATATAATAGCACCTGTGCCATAAGTTTTTTGGGAGAGGTATAATACGGCGAGTATCTCTCCCACCGAAGGGTGGATATGGAAATTACTTTTGAAAATTATATTGAATTAAAAAAACAAGGCTACAAACGAGCAGAGATTGCAAATACATTTAATATTCCAGATTGGAAATTAAAACGTATAATTTCTAATAGAGGCTGGTCTGAAAAACCTCCTACTATAAGAAATACAAATGCCTTTGATGACTATACAGAAGAATCATGTTATTGGGCAGGTTTTTTAGCTGCTGATGGTAATGTAGATTCAAAAGGCAGAATTAGACTAATGTTAAAATACGATGATATTTTACATTTAGAAAAATTCAAGGATTATTTGCAATCAACACATACAGTGTCTAGTAATACAACTACATATAATAGATGTAGTTTTGAATTTACAGATAAAAATATGTGTGAAATACTTGATCTTAATTTCAATATTGTACCAGAAAAAAGCTTAATAATGAAATTTCCTAGCTTTATAAATCCTAGTACAATGCGGCACTTTTTAAGAGGGTATTTTGATGGCGATGGTAGTATTTGCGAAAGTTTTTCAAATCGCAATTCTACTACTGCTACACTCTACACTACTTTTTGTAGTGGTAGTTTTGATTTTATAAAATTCATATTTGAACATTTAACCAAGATCATTGGTACGCAAGGACACTTGCAAAACTTTGGTACTGGTAGAAAATGGCAAATAAAATATAATACAAATGACTCAATATCTTTATTAAATTATCTTTATAAAGATAGTAAAGTTTATTTAGATAGAAAGTATTCTCTATATAATCAAATTGTTGTAAATAACAATAGATCAAAGAGATAAAGGTATAGTCCACACCACTAGTAATAGTTGGATAATGTGTTTATATGGTTCTGGTGCTAAAAAGGTATCAGAAACAGTTGGCAAAGCAACTGGTGAGCCTTATCCTATCTCGCAAGCCAAACAGGATATTGAAGCGTATTTTAGGCGATTTAATAAGCTGGAAGCATGGTTGACTAGTCGTAAAGAGTTTATTGAACAAAATGGTTTTACTTACAGCTTTTTTGGTCGTAAACGTCGTTTGCCAAATGTGTTCTCTACTGATAAGGGTATTGCTGCTCACGAAGTGCGTAGTGGTATTAACTCAGAAATTCAAAGTCTAGCCAGTGATATTAATTTGTTGGCTGCAATTGAAACTGCTGAAGAAATTAAACAACTCAAGCTCAATGCAAAAATCTTTATGCTGGTACACGACTCTATTGTTGCGCTGGTAAAGGATTGTGATGTGGATCAGTACTGCGATATTCTGCGTAAAAACACGCAAAAAGATCGTGGCTGTAGCATTGCAAATTGTCCTATTGGAGTAGATCAGGACATTGGGGAAGATTACAGCTTTGGAAAATTTTCAGAATACTATACAACTACAGGACATACATTGGCACGTATGGAAGATAGGCAGTAAAAAACCAGAAGAACACGATGGATTAGTATTTATAGTAACAGAATCACTAAAAATAGATTCTGCTGTTATTTCTACTAACTATCGTGTTATTGATGATAAGAATTTACAAGGTGAAACATTACAAGAACGCCGACTGCAACTACTAAAAAATAAAAGTGCTAAGCTGTATCCGCTACGAGACGCATTTTACTTTTTAGGTGACTTTATTAAGGTTGCAAAACCCAAGGTTTGGTTTATCGACAGCCAAGGCAGAGTATTTAACTACAAAAAATCTACTCGCGCCAAACTGCAATTTTTAGAAATTGAAAAAATTATACCAAGCGGCAGTTTTGGTTTTATTGTGTGTTTAAAAAACGGCCTACGATTTAAAGTACTATATAAACCATTTTCAGGTTGTAAGTGGGCTGGCATACTCATTGTAAATAAGATGCCTATACTGTACGGAGTTTATGTAGAAAAGCATAAAGAAACTTGGAGAAGTGTATAGTGAAAGCTGTACTATCAAACAGAATATATCTAGACGATCCCGGACCCGCAGCCAGAAAATTTATTGAATCACAGTTAACCTATAAGTTCCCAAAAGTTATTTCTGCTAGTAAGAAAACTGGTTTAACAGCAGGTTTAGAAACTGTAAAAAGTTATAAAAATTTGGTAAAAGGTATCTTATCCATACCGCAAGGCCGACTAGATTTAATTCCCGAAGATTACGAAATCGTTGATAAGAGAGTTACTAATGTTGTTCCCTTTCCTCAGCCTAAATATCCCCTCCGAGAAGCTCAACAAGTTGTTTATGATGATGTATCTGACACTTGCTTTATTAATGCTCTTGTAGGATGGGGTAAGACTTTTACTGCCCTGCACATTGCCAGAAAATTAGGTCAAAAAACACTTGTGATTACACATACCACTGCTCTACGAGATCAGTGGTATGACGAGTGTACTCAACTGTTTGGACTTGAGCCTGGCATTATTGGTAGCGGTAAATATGATATTGAAGATCACTTTGTGGTGATTGGAAACATTCAGAGCCTAAAAAAGTACAAAGCTGACTTAGCTAAAGAGTTCGGTACAATTATCTTAGACGAAGCACATCACTGTCCGGCTAATATGTTTACCGACTTTGTAGACAGCAGCTACGCTCGTTATCGTATTGCACTTAGCGGAACCATGTTTCGCAAAGACGGCAAGCACAAAATGTTTCCTGATTACTTTGGTACTAAAGTATATCAACCACCACAAAGTGATACACTAACTCCAGTTGTAAAATTAGTTAAAACTAATATTGCTCTTAATGGTAAACTGCCTTGGACAGAGCGCGTAACTGAATTGGTTTCCAATGATGAATATGTTCGCTTTATTGCTGCTACAGCGTTAGCGCAAGTAATTAAGGGGCACAGTGTACTTATTATTGGCGATAGAATCGAATTTCTAAAACAAGTCGCAGAATATGTTGGTGAAACGTGTGTGTTGGTTACTGGCGACACAGATTATGATGCCAGAGAAAAAGCAAAGCAACAACTGCTCAGCAAAGAAAAAATGTGCGTTGTTGGTAGCCGACAAATATTTTCAGAAGGCATCTCTATAAATATTCTTAGTAGTGTTATACTAGCCACACCGATTGGAAACAATGAAGCATTACTAGAACAAATTATTGGTAGAGTGCAACGACAACATCCAGAAAAGAAAACACCACCTGAAGTGCTTGATATTCAGTTTGCTGGTTGGGCTGATAGAAAACAAAATAACGATCGCTTGGCTCTTTACATGAGAAAAGGCTGGGAAATTGTTACCGTGTAAAATTTTAACTTGTCACTGCACTTCGATTCTGATATAATATTATATAAGGTTGGGAAGTAATGTTGTTTTTCAACTTATCAGTATTAGAAGCAGAAACCAAGAATGATCCTCAGTATTTAGTTACGGCCCTATACTATTGGTATACAGGTAAAAAGATACCTAAAACACTATACGAAAAATACAAGCCAATTACTAAATCACTAAAAGGTCTAAATTTTTTAATAAATCCACAAGACTTTTTTAACGATAAAATAACTGATACGGTCTATAAAGCTCAATATCTAAAATTAGCCGCAAGACGTGACTATTTAACTTATAAAAATTACGGCATAACTTACTTAGACATGAGCTTTTACCCAGACCTAAATATTTCTGCAATTAAATACAATCCATTAATAAAACACAGCAACAAAAAGCTATACTTTAAATACGAGGAAAAACGTGGCTCTCTCATTTAAGCAAACCAAAGGCAAAGCACAATCTAACAAAGTAGAATCTTACGAGTACAAAGACGGAGAGAATTCTGTTAGGTTGATTGGCGGTGTTCTTCCCCGCTATATCTACTGGCTCAAAGGTAGCAATAACAAAGATATTCCGGTTGAGTGTCTTGCATTTAATCGAGACAAAGAGAAATTTGATAATCTCGAAACCGATCATGTACCAGAATTTTTTCCAGACCTTAAGTGTAACTGGAGCTATTCTATTAACTGCATCGACATTAAGAATCAAAAAGTAGTAGCCCTAAACCTGAAAAAGAAACTGTTTGAACAAATTGTAACCGCAGCAGAAGATTTGGGTGATCCTACTGATTATGATACTGGTTGGGATGTAGTCTTCAAGCGTGTCAAAACTGGCCCGCTTCCCTTTAACGTAGAATATCAACTACAAGTACTGCGTTGTAAGCCTCGCAAGCTGACTCCAGAAGAAAGGACTTTGGCAGATGCTGCAAAACCCATCGACGAAAAGTTTCCCAGACCCCAAGCCGATGAAGTTTTAGTCCTGCTTAATAAGATTATGGAGGCAAAAGATCAAGAAGAAGATCAAGACAGTGACTCCGCTGAAATGGAAGCGGTTAAAGAGTTAGGTTAAACCAAAGCCCTGTTGCTATAAAAGCAGCAGGGCTTTCTTGCCTTTATTAATATGAAACTATTATTTACAGCTGATGTTCATATTAAACTTGGTCAAAAAAGCGTACCTGTAGAGTGGAGTCTTAACCGATATAATTTGTTGTGGAGCAAGCTACAAGAATTACAAGAACAAGCTAGTATATTTGTGGTAGGCGGTGATATTTTTGATAAGCTGCCCAGCATGCAAGAGCTAGAAGTGTTTTTTGATTTTGTTAGTAGCTGTAAGATTGCAACTTATATTTATACTGGTAATCATGAAATGCTTAAAAAAGATACCAGCTTTTTAAGTAACTTAAAACAAGTAGTAAACAGAGTCAATCCACTAGTTAGCATATTGGATACCTGTACCACTATTTGCGACGATACAGTAGATGTTATTCCATATAACTATGTCAAGACGTTTAATCCTGACCAGTTTAATAACAAAATTCTATTAACTCATGTGCGCGGTAATATACCTCCACATGTTACAAGTGAAGTACCACTAGATAGGTTTAGCCGTTGGCAAACTGTACTAGCAGGTGATTTACACAGTTATGAAAACTGCCAAGAAAATATCTTATATCCAGGCAGTCCAGTTACAACCAGCTTTCATAGATCTAAAGTAGAAACAGGAGTAATATTATTTGATACTGTAACTCATGAGCATGAGTGGTTGAAATTAGATTTACCGCAACTGTTAAAACAAACTGTAAAAGCTGGAGAACCTACACCTGCTACAGAATATCATCATACTATTTATGAAGTAGAAGGTAATTTAGCAGAATTAGCTCAACTTGCTGATAATGAATTAGTAGATAAAAAAGTTACTAAGAAAGTTACGGATGCAGCACTAATTCTAGACAATACTATGTCGTTACAACAAGAGGTACATGAGTATCTTACTTATATACTAGAGTTGCCTGACGCAACTATTAAGCAAGTATTACAGGAATTACAAAACTATGAAAACAAACTTAAAGATTGAAGTGTTTTCGCAAAATAATTGTGCAGGTTGCGTACAAGTAAAAGAACTATTAAAGTCTAAAAATTTAGATTTTACTGAATACAATTTAAGCACTAACCCAACTAATAAACAGCTGCTGCTAAACAGAGTGCCAGGAATTAGAACAGTTCCACAAGTATTTTTTAACGATATACTAATTGGTGGATTAGATCGGGTACAAGAGGAACTAAAAAACGGTGATTATTCTTAAAGAACTACGGTGGAGTAATGCTTTTTCTTATGGCCCCAACAATAAAATTGTATTAGATAAAGATCCTATTACACAGTTAGTGGGTAAAAACGGTCATGGAAAAAGCAGTATAGCACTAATTTTAGAAGAAGTACTATACAACAAAAACTCTAAAGGTATTAAAAAGTCTGATATTTTAAATAGATATGTTAAGGACAAAACATATACTATTGAGCTAGACTTGGTAAAAGACGATGTACCTTATACTATAAAAACTACTCGCGGAAGTACGCAGAGCACAGTAAAACTTTTTAAAGATGGCTTAGACATTAGTAGTCACACTGCTACTCAAACCTATAAGTCGATAGAAGAAGTCATTGGCATAGATCACAAGGCTTTTTCACAGATTGTATATCAAAGCAATGCAAGTAGCTTAGAATTTTTAACTAGTACAGATTCTGTTAGAAAGAAGTTTTTAATTGATTTATTAGACTTAGGCATCTATACTAAGGCCGGCGAATTATTCAAAGAAATCAGCACTGAGCTAAATAAAGAAATTGCTGCTTCACAGGCAAAAGTAAACACAGTTAAAAGCTGGTTGGCTAAATATGCAGACGTTGATTTTACCAAAAAAGACCTAAAGCCGGAGCCTGATCTAGACCCTCAACTAGAGCAAACTCACGCAAATCTAACTAATCAGCTAGCAGCTCTGGAACAAACAAATAAAAAGATTTCGCAGAACAATGGCTATAAAAAAGCACTTAATGATATTGTGCTAAAGCCTGTGGGTCAGCCGCCACAAGTTGATTTGGTAGACCTAAAGTCTCAACTTGCAGTTGCAAAGCAAGAAAAAACAACTGCTGACACTTTTATTAAAAAACTGCAAAATTTAAATTCTCTGCATGTTTGTCCAACTTGCAGCAGCAAAATAGATGCAGAAAAAACTGCTGAGTTGTTGGATTCTAAACAGCTGGAAGTAAACAATTATAGCTCTAAAATTACTAGCTTGGACGAGCAGATTAAACAAGCAAACAAACTGCTTGAAGATTGGCAAGCGGCAACTAAACTGCAAGATCAGTGGGAAAAGCTTCATCAATTAGTTGACGCAGACTTGCAAGAAGATTTTTTGGATAAAACTACCATAGAGGCCAATATTCTAGAATTAAGCAAAACTATTCAAGAAACTAAGAAAAAGATTAAAGAAATACAGCAGTACAATAAAACTGCAGAGCAACACAACGCACAACTAGACTTAATTCAAACTCAACTAGTAGAGTTCTCCAGTGAACTGGAAACGCATACAGAACAGTTAGCCCAACTAACTGATCGTAGCAATACCATTGCAATTTTAACAAAAACATTTAGTACATCTGGTTTAGTAGCCTACAAGATTGAAAGTTTAATCAAAGACTTGGAGGCACTAGCCAATGAATTCCTGCAAGAATTAAGTGATGGCAGATTTCAAATTAATTTTGAAATTACCAGCAAAGATAAACTAAATGTAGTTATTACAGACAATGGTAATACGATTGATATTCTTGCGCTAAGTGGTGGCGAACGTGCCAGAGTAAATGCAGCCATGTTGTTAGCTATTCGTAAATTAATGCAGAGTTTAAGTAGTAGCCGAATTAATTTGCTAATCTTAGACGAAACCATTGAAGCACTAGATGTGGATGGTAAAGAAAAACTAATTGATACCTTAGTTAAAGAACCCGGACTAAATACATTTTTAGTTAGTCACGGCTTTACTCATCCACTCTTAGAGAAACTATTTGTGGTAAAAAGCCGCAATGTATCTAAAATAGAGGCTTAATATGTATATTAAACTAGAAAAAATTTCTGTGCCCGGTAAGGTGTTTATTAACCGAAACGGCATCAAACAAAAAGCTCAGCCTAACATGGTTATCACAGAGCAGGAATTAGCTTCCCTAGAAGTCCTAGAAGGCGAGGTCTTGTATAGTGTAGACGAGCTTACGCTTCATACAGTAAAAGCTCCTGAACCAGAACCTGTTGTAACCAAAGTGGTAAGGTCTACAAAAACAAAATGATTGATAGCAGAGCTAAAGGTGCTCGTATTGAATCAGAGGCCAAGAACTTGTTGATTGAGTTAACAGGTTTAAATTGGCAGCGAGTACCTGGCTCTGGTGCCCTTGACCCTAAGCATAAGCTAAAAGGCGATTTGTACATACCAGAGCTAAACAATGTATATTGCGTAGAAGTCAAAGGCTATGCAGAAGATCATATTAACAGTTCACTGTTAACTGGCAAGACTCCACAGCTACTGGAATTTTGGCTGCAAGCAATTCGTCAAGGCAAGCAGGTAGGTAAAAAACCGCTGTTAATTTTTAAATTTAATCGCAGTAAGTTTTTTGTTTGCTTTGAAAATATGCCTAGCACAGACCACTACCGCTGGATATTTGCACAAGTAGAGCAGCATGAGTTCTATATCAGTCAGCTTAAAGATTGGATTAAATACGAATCACCTAAATTTTTAGTTTGAAATATTTTGCCAAAAGTGTTATAATATTAAGTTGTGGTAAATTATACTAAATCAAATGACCGTAAAATTCTCAGAATATAATGCTGCTGGTAGTAACCTGCTTGTGGTAGATGCACTAAACTTGGCGTTTCGTTGGCAGCATCAAGGCGTTAGCACTTTTTGCGATAGTTATATTTCAACCGTAAAAAGTTTAGCTAAAAGTTATAAAGCAAAACACATCATTGTTGCAGCGGACAAGGGCAACAGTCAGTTTCGTAAAGACCTGTACCCTGAATACAAACAAAATCGCAAAGAGCGATTTGAAAAACAAACTGAAGCAGAAAAGCAACAGTTTGAGGAATTCTTCCAAGAATTTGAACACACACTTGACACACTAGCCGAACAATATCCTGTGCTCAGATTTCAAGGAGTAGAGGCAGATGATATTGCAGCTTATGTTGTCAGTCAACAAAAACATCTGGACTGTGAGCATATTTGGCTAGTTTCAAGTGACCGAGACTGGGACTTATTGGTTGACTCTCGCGTGTCCAGATTTAGCTATGTTACTCGCAAAGAGGTAACATTGGAGAACTGGCATGACACCTATGAATTTAGCACTGAAGATTATATTAGCATCAAGTGTCTTACAGGGGATACTGGGGATAATGTTCCTGGTGTTCCAGGCATTGGGCTTAAACGTGCACTTGATCTTGTACGCGAGTATGGTAGTACTTGGGATATTATTGCCCACCTTCCTATACTGGGCAAAAAACATAAATATATTCAAGCCCTTAATGAATCAAAACAACAGCTTGAATTAAACTATAAACTAATGGACTTGGTTACGCATTGCCGTGAGGCCATTGGAACCACTAACTTAAAAACTATTGATAGCACATTGGAATTGTTGAAATGATTACTTCTACGTTTACCCCCAGCTGGAATTGGAATTCTAAGATTAACACGAACCCCGTTATTCCCTGCCTGGTAGACGATCAACGTTGCCTTCCCAAACGAGCACATCCTACCGATGCTGGCGCTGATTTGTTTAGCGTCCAAGACTTGGTACTGCGTCCTGGACAAGATGCCATGATTGATACTGGATTAGCACTTAAACTTCCAGTTGGTTATGCAGGCATTGTGGTTAATCGCAGTTCGCAGCGGATTAAATGTATTAGCAGTTTAGGGGCTGGTATTATTGATACAGATTACCGTGGTAAAATCAAAGTATTTCTTTACAACAACGGCAATGACGAGTATGTAATCGAAGCATACAAAACTAAAGTTGCTCAATTGCTGATTATGCCCATTATGCTAGCACAGTTTGAAGATGCTTGGAATGATACCCAGCGTGGTACTGGTGGGTTTGGAAG